CTGGGTTTATATAGGCGTACTATATCAGCAAGCTGCTTATACCTATTGGGCAGTATGTCTGGTGATGTTTCTTCATCTGACAGTTTAAACATACGGTTGCCGCTGCTGTCACGTAGGGCAATGTTAGTACTACCTTTAAGATGTATAAATAAATCTTGAGCTATTGAATCCTCAGTGCTTACTTCATGCACTCTCATACCATGAGCAGTATAGATAGTCATTAACCTACTCATGATAAAACCATCATACCATTCACGATAGTTTAGAAACTCTCCAGAGATATAGGAGCCACGTAGATCACCCAACATATCCACAGGTGTTTGACGTGCTAGATTAAATCCCTGTAGAAAATAATCAGGGTCATCTTCTTTATCTATGAGGCAAACTACATCACACTTATCACCGTTGATTGGCATAAGCTTATCAAGATCATCTACTTGAATATTCTTCTTGGACATAGCATCAGCATCAAGCCAAAACAACCAACAGTCTTCGTTGTTAAAGGCTGCTTCAGTCAATGATATTACTTTAGGAATAAATGTCATTGCATCTATAGAGCGATTGTACTGAACAGTACCACCCTCAGTACCATCATGAACTCTATTGGCTNCAATACAATCATTAAAGTCTTCTATCTCTTCTAGGTTATGGTAGAAAAGATGCTTGGCTTTAGGAAGAGAATAGTTTTTAATATCTATATCATAGTAATAACAATGTATTTCTATAGACGGTTCCCAAGTTGTACTCATCAGAGTAAGCAACTGAGATGTCATCTTCTGTAGGTACTCCTCATTAAAACATGTAACAAACTTATACTTCATTAAACAATATCCAGTGGTTCTAGTTTACCAGTGCCTACTAAGTAGGTGTAATCTCCATTCCATTCTGCAGCATACTTACCATCGGTAGCTCTACTGCAAGTCCAATTCTTAAACCAAGGACCACCTGTTGTAAAGTGTACGTTCTTGGCTCTCATGTCTTCTGGTGAATGATTGTCCAACCAGTTCCATTCTTCATGGATTGTACCTATATCAGATTCTTTATCAGGCAACCACTCAAAGCCATGCAACCAACCACCCGGCATAGTATTAACTATTTCAGGAGTAAGCCTCTTATTAAGCTCATGGCTNCAGTTNAACAACATNAGGCTAGACCAGTTCTTTCTACGATAGTTCTGCTGTACTCTCCCATCCATTTTAAAACCATCACCGGGTTCATACTGATGTTTGACACAGTAAAGAGGATAGTAATCTGTATTATACTCTTCAAACAATTCATTGATATCAGTACGTAGATACATATCACAATCCATGTATAATGCCCAGCCTTCGTACATATTCATGGCTGGTACCAAGAACCTAGTGAAACTAAACTCACTGGAGAAAGGCTTGCCATCAATAGTATCAATGTTCTGACCATCAACTGTATCATATGTTCGTGTATACATACCCATACGCTCTACAACATCACGCTTGATAGGAACAACTCGCACATTTTCTACGGCTATTCTCTCAATCGTAAACTTTAAAACTTCATAGGCTGTATGTTCTTTAGGATCATAGCCTATGTAAACTGTGTTGGGTGACTTTCTCATTTCTTTGCTTCTTCCTTTAACATATCACTTTGAATTTCATTCACTCTATCTTCAAGAGTATTTATAGTTGTACGGATATGACCTGTTCCGTGATCTCTAATTTTTCCTCTTAACATTCCTATTTCTTTTATAATAAAGTTCATATGATTGAGTTTATTCTCTAAAGTATCCATGATATTTACCTAAAAATAATTAAGTCTAATATTATACAAGACTTTCTAATGGTTTGTCAAGCGTTTTATTTAGTCGATTTAATATTTTATCTATTTCTATTTTANTAAACATTCCCCATCCTNTTATTTCTTCTTGGGTTCTGCCANNCCCCCTGCATATCATGTATGTACTTTTATTAACAAGAGTACAATCTGATATGCAAGGAGACTTTTCTACAGCATACTTTTGTTTTTTAAGTTGTTCTAATAACAACATGTGTACGCTCATATCTCGCAAGCTCCAGCAACACAAGCTAACTCTTGTGAAGCAGTAGTCATGTCAATACTTTCCCAATCAGAGAGCTTGTTCCAATCAATATTCTTTGGCATTTTCTTAACAAGTTCTTTGTATTCTTTTTCATCACAGTCTTGATAAGGTGCCTGTTGATAAGTGTGTTCACTAAAAGGTAGAAAAGATACACCACTCATAAACTCAAAGTGTCTGTATACCCATGCACCTACATCAATCCANTCATGTTCCTTGACTGAGATAGTNACAGATGGTTTATGNTCACACCAGNTGCTTTTGATATATAAGCCATAGCTCTAGCTGTTGTATAGCTGACCGATCTGTACGAAAGACTGCACCTTTCTCCACCTTCATAGGGAAGGAGAAGACAGAAGTATGATCAGGCTTCATCACATCGTTCTCTACAGGGAAGCCATGTTCTATCATCATCTTTGTTAAAGGATCTTTCTTATCGCCTCGTACTGTACGTATATAATAAGAGTTATGTCTTGCATGAATACCAGAGGCTGCATCAGTTAGCTGACTGACTGTACCTGATGGCTTAACACAGGTAACAGCAACTGACTGAGGAATACCAATCTTCTTTGCCCACTCTTTATTTGTAACTACAGCAATTTCTTTTAACTCTTCTAATAGTTTTGCAAGATCAATTCTATTTAAATACTTGCCGTTGGTATGAGCGCAATCCATTATACCTGTAAGAGAAACACCAAGCAATCTTTCTTCTTCGCAGTTCTTCTTCCATGTCTTAGATACATACCTGAAATTAGTTAGCGTTGATTGCAGGGTTCCAAGAATAGTAGCCATGCGTACTTTATCTTTTAAAGATTTAGGAGTATCATCTGCCCTGACCACAACCTCAGATAGATTACAGAACTCACGATCTCTTAGTATAATCTCTGAACATGGGTTCGTACCAAACTCCCAACCTTCTGTTTCTCTGCGTCCATTAACTGCAGCCATCTTTACTGCTGACTCACGGTTGAATATGCCACGTTCACCAGACTTGGAATCATAGAGAGCTTTCCATTCATCCATAAAGATACCTATGTCTGGCTTTTCTGTGTAACAAGCAGAGTTGTTTGCCAATGCCCTTTGTGGATTAGCTTCCCACCACTGACCAGCTTTGGCATGACGCATACGATCATCTGATAGATTAGATAGACTAATCAATGCAGACCTACGCACACCACCTACGACAACAATCTCACCTATCTTACATACAATGTCGTGACACTCTATAGAGTTAAGCTTACGTCCTGCAGCCCCTTGAAATACTTGCACACAGAACTCAAACAAAGACTCCAATGGTTCTGGACCTGATGCCCTACCACCAAATGTTTTAAGTGGCGCACCTGCTGGACGTACCTTACTCATATCCCACTTAGGTATTTGCCCTACATAAAGCATACCAATAAGTTCTTTCAGAGACTTTGCCCATCCCATTTTGCTATCAGGTACAGGTATAACAGAATCAGAAGAATGAAACTCTTCTGCTACTTCAGGAAGTTTAGAAACAAATTGACGTTCAACACTGAAGCCTACACCAGTACCATTCATAAGTATGTATAAGACTTCATCGAAAGCTTGAACACGATCAATAGCTACATAAGAACANTTNTACCCTGCNATNTTCTCTCGCTTGAGTGCATCACCAGCAGACATCAGGCAACGCATAGAAGGCATTACCTTTAAAGATAACACAGCTTCTTCTAATTCTTTTATTGTATTAGCAGTCAGATTAAAATCATGTAAGTCTTTAACGTGTTCTTTAAAGAAAGTAAAGTATCTCCCGACTGTTTCAGGCCAAGTCTCTCTCCTCTCTTCATCATAGAGCCAACGAGAATATCTTGATAGGTGAATAAATTCTTGGTAAAGTGTTGGTAAGTAGTTGTTTGGCATAGTTCCCTCTTATTTATAATATAGTTCTAGTATCAGTTCAGCGTAGTGTATGGCTTTTTCAATATCTTTTTTACCTTCTCCTTTTGTTCTGTGTCTGGTGACATACTTAATTACATTGCCTTCAAAGTAATCTAATTGATTAGCATGTATGTACTCGACGGGTTGTATCTTACAATCTTT